ATGCGGTTTTGATTGGAGAAACTGGGCTGAGGAACAGTATTCATGAACCACCGCAGAGCAAATGATACTGGGGTTGCAAGATTACGTTAATACTGAATGTGGGAGAGTGAAATGAATAAAGTGAGTAACAATAACAACGGAAAAATAATTGAGTTACGGGTTAATGGTGCTCCTTTGTGTTATCTGAATACACAGTCTGCAGTATCAGTTGATTACTTATTTTTTCTTAAGTCGGTAGTAGAGGCTCTATCGCTTGATAGTGCCTCACTGGAACATGAGGCTAATTTGGTTGGAAAAACCATAGATCATAAACATGCGGCATTTGCAGCAATCAAAGATCCCAAAGCTCTTTGATAAAAGAATCAACACGAATTGTATCGCTACCTTTAGAGGTTTCTAAATAAAAATCAACCACACTATCAGGTAAATGAGTATTCCATATATTGAATGAGTGGCGCGGAAAATATTCTTCAAAGATGCTTTCTACAGCTCTTTCACCAGTGACTTGATCTTGAATTAAGTGACATTGAAGTAAGCATTTAGCAATTAATTTAGATTTCAGCATGTTTGTTCATCTTGTTTGTTGTAGGGACTGACAAGGATACCACCTCGCCTGATGTGGTTAAAAGCAGGTAACCATTCCTATACCCATTCCTTGAGTGGTTAGAGGAATCCCCCATGCCATCAGTTAACGCGGGTGGCTTTTCTTTTTGGAGGGCAGTACATGCCGCCACGTATCCCCCGAGCCTGCCGCAAGCAGGGCTGTCCCAAGACTACTACTGACCGAAGCGGCTACTGTCCTGACCATCTTCACACCGGCTGGGAGAACCACCAGCAAGGTAAGAGCCGACATGAACGCGGCTATGGCAGGCCGTGGGACAAGCTCAGAGCCACCATCAAGGCCAGAGACAAGCATTTATGCCAGCAATGCTTACGCAATGGACGGGCAGTGACAGGCGTGACCGTTGACCACATCAAGCCCAAGGCACACGGTGGGACGGATGCGTTAACAAATCTGATTCTATTATGCTGGTCTTGCCACAGGGCGAAGACAGCGACGGAGAGACTGCGATGACAGAAGACGAGCAGACACTATTGATGTTCAAGGGATTGATCGCTGAATTGCCCGAGGATAGCCGCAAGAACTATGAGCAGTGCATCAAGATAGTTCGGCAGCTATTAATTGACTACCCGAACGGTGAAGCATTGATTGCATTGGGCTATATCGGTGCAGAGCAGCAAATGCAAGGTAACTGGGGGCAAGGTTAGTTAATTTTAATTTCATCAGTAACAATAGCATCGGTCAGGGTCACTCCAGGGGAGGGGGAGGTCAAATAGCTGGTACTCTCGCCCCAAGGGACCGCCGCCTTACCTCTTTTCACACCGCCGCGAAATGCAAACCTTTTTTTTTGGGGTGCCCCATCTGCACCATTTTATAGGAGAAATCACATGGCAGGACGACCGCCAACCCCGACCCACCTACGTTTGGTGAGGGGGAACCCATCAAAACGGCCGATTAACACCAATGAACCGATGCCGGAAAAAGGGGTGCCCCTTGTCCCCAAACATTTCGGGAAAATGGGCAGGTATTGGCACGAGCGGATCGCCGGGGAACTGGATAAAGTCGGTGTGCTGACCAGCCTTGATGCCAAAGCTCTTGAATTGCTGATTGAAGCCTACGTCGAATACAGAACGCATTGTGAAACACTGGAGAGAGAAGGCTACACATACCGAACCGATCAGGGATTAATTAAAGCTCACCCTGCGGCAGGCATGAAAGCGGATGCGTGGAAACGTATTCACGCCATGCTGAGTGCGTTCGGCATGTCGCCATCCAGTCGATCCAAAGTCAACATCGTCGGAGAAGACAAGGCAGATCCTCTGGCTGAATTTTTACAAATGAGGGACTAATCATGGCAAAAGTGATTGAAGGCATACGCTACGCGGAGCGCGTTGTGGCGGGTGAGATTGTGTCCGGCGAACTGGTGCGGCTGGCTTGTCAGCGTTTTCTGGATGATTTGGCGCACGGTGAAGAAAGGGGGATCAGCTTTAGTGAACCCCGCGCTCAGCATATCCTGAACTTTTACAAATTTGTCCCCCACGTCAAAGGGGCACTGACAGGCAAGCCCATTGAGCTGATGGACTGGCATGTTTTTATTCTCATCAATATCTTTGGCTTTGTCCGTCCGCTGATTAATGAACAGACCGGCGAAACTGTTCTGCGCAATGACGGCAGCGGTCGCCCGGTGATGGTGCGCCGTTATCGTACCGCCTATAACGAAGTCGCCCGCAAGAACGCCAAATCGACCTTATCCTCCGGCATCGGGTTGTACATGACCGGGGCGGACAGCGAGGGCGGGGCGGAAGTCTATTCGGCGGCCACGACCCGTGATCAGGCGCGGATTGTGTTCGAAGATGCGAAGAACATGATCAAACAGGCCAGACCCACACTGGGGCGGTTGTTTGCGTTCAATAAGCTGGCGATTTATCAGGAACAGTCGGCCTCCAAGTTTGAACCGTTGTCCAGTGATGCCAACAACCTGGACGGCCTGAATATCCATTGCGGCATTGTCGATGAGCTGCACGCCCACAAGACCCGCGATGTGTGGGACGTACTGGAAACCGCCACCGGTGCCCGGCTACAATCGCTGCTGTTCGGTATCACCACAGCAGGTTTCAATAAGGAAGGCATCTGTTACGAACTGCGCGACTACACCGTCAAGGTGCTGCGCGGTCAGGTGCCCGATGACACCTTCTTCGGCATCATCTACACCCTTGACAAAGAGGACGATCCCTTTGATGAAACGGTCTGGCAAAAGGCCAATCCCGGACTGGGGATCTGCAAGCGCTGGGATGACCTGAGACGGCTGGCGAAAAAGGCCAAAGAGCAGGTGTCTGCCCGGCATAACTTCTTCACGAAGCATATGAACCTGTGGGTGACGGCCGAATCCGCGTGGATGGACATGCTGAAATGGGACGACTGCGACCCGGTGCCCCCGCCGCATGAACTGAAAACCTACCCGATGTGGGTGGGCGTGGATTTGGCGAACAAGATAGATATCTGTGCCGCCGTCAAGGTCTGGCAGGGCAATAACGGGCATGTGCATGCCGACTTTAAATTCTGGCTGCCGGAAGACCGGATTGAACGCTGCTCCCGTCAGATGGCGGAACTCTACCGCAAGTGGGGGGAAATGGGCGTCTTAACGCTGACGGACGGTGAAGTCGTCGATCACACCCAGATAAAGGAAGAATTGCAGCACTGGGTGGCCGGGGAAAACCTGAAAGAAATCGGCTTTGACCCGTGGAGTGCCACTCAGTTCAGCCGGGCACTGGCCGAAGAAGGGTTGCCCCTGATTGAGGTGTCCCAGACGGTCCGCAATTTGTCGGAAGCCATGAAATCGCTGGAAGCGCTGGTCTACAGTGGCCAGTTCCACCATAACAGTCACCCGGTCATGAACTGGATGATGAGCAACGTCACCGCCAAACCCGACAAGAACGACAACATTTTCCCCAATAAATCCACGCCGGAAGCCAAGATAGACGGTCCCGTCGCGCTGTTTACCGCCATGAGCCGCCTGCTGGTGAACGGGGGCGAGCAACCGGAAAGCCTGTCTGATGTGCTGATGGCCCGGGGTTTACGCGCTCTCTGAGGTACTTTCATGAAAATATTAATCTTTGTTGCCCTGCTGGTCGGCATGGCGGGCGGCGGCCTGCTGTCTTACGGGGCGTGGCTGCTCCTGCCGGCGGCGGGGTTTATAGTGGCCGGGGGGTTATGTCTCGGCTGGTCTTATCTGGTCTCCCGTATGCCGGATCGCAAGTCAGATAAGGAGGCCTGATGTTCTTTCCCGGACTGTTTCGAAAATCCGCCGACCCGATGACTTCGCGTGAACTCAGTGAACTGATTGGCCTGTCGTATGACACCTACACCGGGCGGCGGGTCAGCCCCCGGATGGCCATGCAATTAACGGCCGTCTTTAGTTGTGTGCGGGTACTGGCGGAATCGGTCGGCATGTTGCCCTGTTCGCTCTATGAACAACTGGCGCGGGGGAGTAAACGGGCGACCCGCGAACGGCTGAACACCCTGCTGTCGGTGAAACCCAACAACTACATGACACCCCAAGAATTTTGGGAGCTGCTGATTGCCTGCCTGTGTCTGCGCGGCAACTTCTACGCCTACAAGGTCAGGGCGCTCGGTGAAGTGGTGGAACTCCTGCCCCTTGAGCCGGGCAGCGTTGCCCCCAAACTGAACAGTGACTGGTTGCCGGAATATCAGGTCACCTTCCCGAACGGGGAGACCGCCACCCTGACCCAGAATGAGATCTGGCATGTGCGTATCTTCACGCTGGATGGCCTGACGGGATTAAGCCCGATTGCCTATGCGCGACAGGCGATTGGATTGGGGCTGGCGACCGAAGAGCACGGCTCCCGGCTGTTCGGTAACGGGACAGTGACCAGCGGGGTACTGCAAACCGATGAAAAATTAACGGATGAGGCCTTTGACCGCCTGAAAGCGGATTTTGCGGCGCAGCATCAGGGGTTGGTGAATGCCCATAAACCCATCATTTTGGAAATGGGGTTGAAGTGGAGTCAGATTAGCTTATCCGCCGAAGACGCCCAGTTTCTGGAAACCCGTAAGTTTCAGCTCGAAGAGATTTGCCGGATATTTCGCGTCCCCCTGCATATGGTGCAGAACACCGACCGGGCGACCTTTAACAACATTGAAAATCTGGGTATCGGTTTCATTAACTATTCGCTGGTGCCGTATCTCACCCGTATCGAGCAGCGGATTAATGCCGGGCTGGTGAAAAGCAGCAAGCAAGGGCAGTTTTATGCCAAGTTCAACACCGGGGCGTTGTTACGCGGGGACATGAAATCCCGCTTTGAGGCGTACACCCGGGGCATTACTTGTGGCATTTACTCCCCGAACGAATGCCGGGAACTGGAAGAACTCAACCCGCGTGAAGGCGGGGATATCTACCTGACCCCGATGAACATGACTACCGATCCCGGTTCAGCCCAAAAACCCAACCCAGAGGAGAAACCGCATGCCGATGATGACGAAACAACGGCTTGATATGCCCCTGAAAATCAAATCGGTCAGCGACTCCGGCGAGTTCGAAGGCTACGGTTCGGTGTTCGGGGTCAAAGACAGTTATGACGATATTGTGTTGCCCGGTGCCTTTGAAAACTCGCTGAAGCAGTGGAATGAAAAAGGCAGCTTACCCGCCCTGCTCTGGCAACACCGGATGGATGAACCCATCGGTATCTATACAGAGATGAAAGAAGATGAGGTGGGGCTGTATCTCAAAGGACGATTGCTGATTGACGACGATCCGCTGGCAAAACGGGCACATGCCCACCTGAAAGCCGGGTCACTGTCCGGCCTGTCGATTGGCTACATCCTGAAAGACTGGGAATACGACCGGACGAAAGAGGCCTTTTTACTGAAAGATCTCGATTTATGGGAAGTGAGTCTGGTGACCTTTCCGGCCAATGATGAAGCCCGGGTCAGTGAGGTGAAATCGGCCTTTGCCCGGGGTGACGTTCCCGCACCGAAAAGTATTGAACGGGTCCTGCGCGACGTTGGACTCTCCCGCTCCCAAGCCAAGGCCTTCATGGCTGAGGGGTACGGCGCGTTGTCTCTGCGTGACGCTGAAACGGACGTGTCCATTTTGAATGCATTAAAAACTATTACTTTTGAATAATCACGGAGTCCATTATGGCAGTTGAATTGAAAGACGTTGAACAGGTCGCGCAGGAAATCAAGGGGCGCTTTGACGAGTTCAAAGAGAAGAATGATAAACGCTTTGAGGCGATGGAGGCCGAAAAAGGCAAGCTGGCGGGGCAGGTTGACACCCTGAATGGCAAGCTGTCCGAACTGGATGACCTGAAAACGGCGCTGGAAGAGGAGCTGGCGGGACTGAAACGCCCGGCCGGTGGCGCAAACAATAAGGTGGTGTCTGAGCACAAAACTGCCTTTACCCAGTTTATCCGCAAGGGTAAGGATGACGGGCTGGCCGAACTGGAGCAGAAAGCCATGCAGACCGTCAGTGATCCCGATGGCGGCTATGCCGTGCCCGAAGAACTGGATCGCAATATCATCAACGTCCTGAAAGATGAAGTGGTGATGCGGGCAGAATGCAGCGTGGTGTCCGTGAGTAACCCCAACTTTAAGCGGCTGGTGAATCAGGGCGGCACCAACAGCGGCTGGGTCGGCGAAACGGACGAACGCCCGGAAACCCAAACGGCCAAATTGGCACTCATCGAACCGGTCTGGGGCGAAATCTACGCCAACCCTGCCGCCACCCAGACCATGCTGGACGATGCCTTCTTTGATGTGGAAGCCTTCATCACGGCGGAGCTGGCACAGGAATTTGCGGAACAGGAAGAAGACGCGTTTACCCACGGCGACGGGGTTAAAAAGCCGAAGGGATTACTGGCTTACGGCAGTGACGCACTGGCCGACAAGGATCGCAAGTGGGGCACCTTGCAGTACCTGCTGCTGAAAAAGCCGACCGAAGTGACGGCGGACGAAATCATGCAGCTGATCTACACCCTGCGCAAGCCGTACCGCAACGGGGCGAAGTTCATGATGAACAACAAGATGCTGTTCACTGTACGTACCCTGAAAGACAGCCAGGGCAACTACCTGTGGCAGCCGGGCTTGCAGTTGGGTCAGCCTTCCGCGTTGCTGGGCTACGGCATTGCGGAAAATGAGCAGTTTGCTGATTTGGGCGCGGATGCCGTGCCGGTAGCCTTCGGTAACTTCAAGCGTTGTTACACCATTCTGGATCGTATGGGCGTACGCATATTGCGTGACCCGTACACCCACAAGCCGTTCATCCACTTTTACACCACCAAACGCGTGGGGTCTTTGTTGGTGGACAGCAACGCGGTGAAACTGCTGAAAGCGGCAGGCGGTAAGTAATTATCAGGCGGCCACCGTGCCGCCTTTTTACCGGGGGAAACATGCCATTACCGACAATCGAAGAACTGAGGTTGCAGTGCCGGATTGATGAAACGCAGGACGATGAACTGTTATTGACCTACCTGACTGTCGCGACAGAAAAGGCCGAGAACTACCTGAACCGCAAGTTGTATGATGAGAAAGTACCTGATGATGATCCTGACGGCATGCTGATCACCCCCTTAATTAAGCTGGCGCTGATGTTGGCGGTCGGTTTTTGGTATGAGCACCGTGAACCTAATGTATTAGCGAGTGGCTTTAAGGAGCTGCTCAATGATTACCGAATCAGGCCGGTAGGAGGTCAACATGCAGGCGGGACGGCTTCGTAATCGTATTACGTTACAAAATTTCATTCAGGTCAACCTGCCTTCCGGTCAGCGAATGGAGGAATGGCAAGATAAGGCCACGGTCTGGGCGGAAGTGAAACACATCAGCGGGCGGGAATTACTCGCCTCCGGGGCAGCATTGTCCGAAGCCACCGTACGTATCTGGCTGCGCTACCGGATGGATGTCACCAGCGCTTCCCGTATAGTATTCAAGGGGCAGGTGTACGATATTCAGGCCGTTATTCCTGACGTAAAATGTACCCAGCTTGAATTATTGTGTAAACAGGGGGTGAAAAGATGATTATCACCGAGTTAGATTTTTCGGGATTACGGGAGATTGCGCGGGATCTGGAGTTGCTCAGCAAAGCCGAGAATACTAAGGTGTTGCGGCAGGCGACGTATGCCGGGGCGACTGTTTTGCGTGACGAAGCCCGGCAGAAAGCGCCGAAACGCACGGGCAAACTGGCGCGTAACATCGTGGCATCCAACCAGAAGATCCGCAAGGGAGAAGCCTCTGCCGGGGTGTATGTCCGGGGCGCGAACGCCAAAGGCACCAACAGCGATAAATCCATGAAGGCCAGCGACTCGCGCAACGCTTATTACTGGCGCTTTCTGGAGAACGGCACCTCAAAGATGGCCGCCCAACCGTTTATTCGTCCCGCGTTTGACCGTAAATCGGATGAGGCGGCCGAATTTGCGATGAAACGGCTGAATCAGGCCATTGATGAGGCATTGTCAAAATGACCGAGGCCGATATTTTCCCCTTACTGGCCCCGGTGCTGCCCGATCAGGTCTTTCCCTATGTCGCGCCGCAATCAGCCCCGTCCGTCTCCCCGCCGTGGTGTGTCTTCTCACTCTACAGCATCGATCAGGATGTGCTGAACGGGCAGGCCGGGCAACTGAACAATCTGCAAATTGATGTCTACGCTCTGACCATTGATGCGGCACGGGAGATACGGGATAAGGCCAGAATAGCCCTTATGCCGCTTAAACCGACCCAACTGAGCGAAACTAACAGCTACGAGTCTGACACGGGGCTGTACCGCGCCACACTGGAATGCCAAATCTGGCAGTAACAACCCCTTTTTCCCCTGACCGTCTGCGGACGGTTTTTTTTATTTCTGGAGAATCTCCCATGAGCAGTAAGTACGAAAAAGCCCAGGGCACGAAAGTCAGCATTTCGGCCACGGCGGCAAAAGAAGCGAACCCGGTCACCGCCGTCTGGCAGGATATTGACTGCACCACGAAAGAAGTCAGCTACACCGGCGGCCAGAAAAGTGACATTGAGGTCACCACCCTGTGCTCCACCGAGCAGGAGATGACCAACGGTCTCGCGGCACCGGGCGAAATTACCCTGTCCGGTAACTGGTCAGCCGACGAAGCCGGGCAGAACACCCTGCGCAATGCCTACGACACCGATGAACTCCATGCGTTTAAGGTGCAGTTCCCGACCGGGAATGGTTACGCCTTTTTAGCCGAAGTGCGGCAGAACTCGTGGAGCGTGTCCGCCAGTGGCGTGGTCACCGCGTCGTTTACCCTGCGACTGAAAGGCAAGTCCGTCCCCCTCAAGCCAGCGGCTACGTTAACTAAAGACACCTCACAAGGATAAATCACATGGCAAAGGCAAAGAAAGATTTACGGGCGTTAGCACTGGCACCCGGCGCGGGATTTCGCAGTAAAACCGTCAGGGTACCGGAGTGGGGCGATGTTGCCGTGATCCTGCGCGAACCTTCGGCGGGGGCGTGGGCACTCTGGCAGGAGATTATCTCCCCTACCGAGGACGAGGACGCGCAGCCGCTGTCGGTCGCGGAAAAGACCCGCCGCAATGTCCGGGGGGATGTGGTGCTGTTTATCGATGTGTTGTGGGATGAAGACGGTGAACAGGTATTTTCTGCTGACGATGACGACACCGTGGCGGGGATTTACGGTCCCGTGCATGCCCGGTTGCTGCATCAGGCACTGGATTTAATGACCTCACAGGCCGACGCGGAAAAAAAGTCAAAGAGCCCCTGACCTTCTTCATGATGACGCTGGCGTTGCGGCTCGGCAAAACCCTGCATGAGCTGCAACGGGATATGAGTGCCAGTGAATTGTTGTGCTGGATGGCCTACGACCGGCGCAGTCCCCTCAGTGATCGCCGTGGTGACATTCAGGCCGCCCAGATAGCCTCGGCGGTTTATCAGTCGCAGGGCGGCAAGGTCAAACTGGAAGACACCCTGCTGCAATGGGGTGCCGATCCCCCACAGGATGATCAGGCGTTCTCGGGTCTGGAAGGTTTCCTGTCTAATTTATCGTGAGTCATTGCTATGGCAAAACTGCGTGAACTGATTATTAAAATCTCGGCAAATTCAGCGACCTTCCAGTCGGAAATTGCCCGTGCCTCCCGGATGGGGGCGGATTATTACCGGACGATGGAAAATGGGGGCCGACGTGCCGCCGTTGCCGCCCGTGGCAGTAGTGCCGCACTTCGCGACCTGAATAACCAACTGGTTTCCATGAAGGCCTCTGCTATGGGCATGGCGGGGTCGTTTGCGGGCATATTCGCTACCAGCAAGCTGGTCGAAACGGCGGACAAATGGACAAACTTAAATTCCCGTTTGAAGCTGGCAACGGAATCCAGCCTGGACTTAGCCGACAGCCAGCGTTTACTCATGGAGATGAGCCAAAAAACCGGTACGTCGTTCGAGGCTAACGCCACCGTCTTCGCCCGTGCGGCTGCCCCCATGCGGGCATTCAAATACGCCTCACAAGACATTGTTAATATGACGGAAGCGCTGTCGACGGGATTGAGAATATCAGGAGCGAATGCCTCAGAATCCAGCTCGGTATTGGTTCAGTTCTCGCAAGCGATGTCGTCCGGTGTCCTGCGGGGTGAAGAATTTAACGCGATGGCGGAGAACGGCAGTCGAATCATTCAGGCGCTGGCTGACGGTATGGGCGTTGCCAGAACCCAATTAAAAGGCATGGCGAACGACGGCCTGTTGACGATGGATAAAGTCATTCCCGCCTTACTAAGCCAACTGGAGAAACTGAAAGCAGAAGGCCTTTCAATGGGGGCGACGGTCGAAAAATCGCTAACCCGCGTTCAGAATGCCTTTATGCAGTGGGCGGGTGGGGCTAATGAAGCCACGGGTACAACCCGCGTTCTCGCCGGGGTACTGGATGACCTGTCTAAAAATATCAACGACGTCGCTGCGGCGGGCGTAGTGGCAGTCGGTCTGTTCGGGGCGCGGGCGCTGGGTAACAGGATATCAGCGATTGGGGCATCAACCTCTGCACTGATCCAGAATTCCCGCGCCGAAATTAATAACGCAGATCAAGCCTACCGCAACTCTCAGGTTCAGGTTGCCTCAGCGAGAGCCAGCGCTTATCAGGCCCAGCAAAACGTTATCGCCGCGCGTTCACGCCTGCTTCAGACGACAAACACACAGACATTCGCCGCCGCAGAAGCGAGACTGAACAGGACACTGGTCGCAGAAGCGGCAGCGCAGGCCAGGGTGACGCAAAGTATCAATGCAAGAGCCGCCGCACAAGCGCGACTCAATGCGGTCACTTCGATCGGTTCAAGAATGGGCGGCGCACTGCTCGGCGCTGTCGGTGGATTGCCGGGGATACTGATTATGGCCGCCGGTGCGGCCTACCTGTTGTACCAAAACCAAAAGCAGGCCAAAGAAGAAGCACGGGCACACGCGAAAGAGGCGACAAAAATCAAGGAAGAACTGGGCAAGATGAACCCCATTCAGCTCAGGGACACCAAGAATCAGTTAAAAGAAGATCTTGCCGTTGCTAAACAGGACTTGGAAGAATTCAGGAAGGAGATGACGAGAAACCAAATCAGCCTCAACTTCTTCATGAAAGATAAAAGCCAGGGTAAAAATGTTGACGGTAAAATCACCGAGTTCAGCACAAAACTCTCAGAAAGCCGTTCGGCGTATGAAGCCGCACTGAAAACGGTCGGTGAAATCACGTCTGCTCTCACGAGCCTGGGCGATCAGCAGTCGATAAACGGTGAGAAAGAGAAAAGGTTCATCACCGCGATCAACGAAATGCGCAAAACCGGCAATGTGACGCTGGCGCTGCAAAATCAAAAGCTGGAGCTTACCGTCAGTCTGCTGGAGCGGATCAGAAACTTAGGGATTGATGTCTCGGGTATCCATGTTCCCGTGCCCGTGGTCAAATTCGAGCCAAACGACAAAATAAAATCGTTACTGAAAGACCAGGAGAGAGAAATTGACCTCTCTACAAGAAAGGGATTAGATAAAGTCAGGCGTGAGGCGTATTACAAAGCCGTCGATGGGGGGCTGAATCCGGATGACCGGCAACAAAAGCCCTACGTGGATCAGGTCATTAATAACGCGGCTCAGGTATACCAAAATGCCGAAGCCCGACGGAAGCAGGACGAAGCGGCCAGAAAAGCACAGGGCGAGGCAGAAAGTGCCGCCCGGAAAGCCGCCAAAACCGCAGAAGATTACACGAATAAAGTGGCCGAACTGAATACGCAATTGGCTACCGAAGCGATCCGCTATAAGGAAGGCAGCGCGGCGGCTGAATTGTTCGCGGCATCAATGGCGTCCGGGAAAAGCTTCACTCAGGCACAAAACAGCGAAATCAGCCGGCTTAATCAAACGCTGGAAGAAGCCAAACAGAAATACCAAGACCTACAGGACGCTATTTCAAACGATCCTTTCCGCAATACCGCCGAGAGCGCCAAGAAAGCCCGAGAGCAACTGGCGCGCCAGCTTAAGGATAAGCAGGTGACGCCGGAAGAATACGGACGCCGCAAAGATGATATCTGGCGAGATGAGGTCAAAGGCAACACAAGCGCCAGACAGCAGTATGCCGTTTCCGCCAGAGAGGACTTACGGGGCGAAGTTGACCCAATACAGGATTTGGATAACCAACTGGCACGCAAAAAGGCCTTGTATGACACCTATGCGGAAGCACAGATTATCAGTGAACAGCGAAAAAATGAGTTAATTATTGCCGCGGATAATGAAACCAATGAACGTCGCTATGAAGCCGCCATGCAACTGTATGCCAGTCAGGGGCGGATACAGAAAATGACGGTAGATTTGTTTTCTACCACAAAAGAACGCATGACTAATATGTTAACCGGGATGTTGACCGGCACCCAGTCATTCAAGGAGGGCATGATCGGTCTGTTTTCCTCCCTCACACAAAGCATTATCCAGAACCTGATGGATATGACAGCGGAAGCTATTCTGACCAGCAATACCTTGAAAACCATCATGGGCGTGGCGGGCGGGTTTTTTGGCGGGGCAGCCGGAGGTACAACGATGGCTAACGGCCAAGCCGTACCCATGCTCCCCGCGAGCATTTCAGCCAATGCCAAAGGCGGGGTGTATTCCTCGCCGAGTCTCAGTGCCTACAGTGGGCAAATTGTAGATACCCCGACCTTTTTTAAATTTGCGAAAGGTGCGGGGCTGATGGGGGAAGCAGGGCCGGAGGCGATTATGCCGCTTGCCAGAACCAGTAATGGCAACCTGGGCGTTAGGCTGATTGGGGGTAATCTGCCATCGTCAAATGGCGCACCCAGCATTCAGGTGTATATCACGGACTCAGGCGGCAGAAGTCAGGCAGCAAACGGTGCAGACGCGGCATTCGGTGAGAATTTAGCGCGGGCATTCGTACGGGTCTATCAATCAGAACGGGATAAAGATTTGCGTCAAGGCGGTGTGCTCAACCGCGTAATTAAAGGAGGGCGATAATGAAATTAGAAGAGTTTACTTATACTCCCCGAGTCAATCCGACTGGCGATATTACTCAGCGAGTGCGGACTGTTCGGTTTGGGGATGGGTACAGTCAGCGGAGTGGTGACGGCATCAACAGTAATCATCAAAGCTGGCCGTTAACTTTCGTTGGCAACCAGCAATATATTGGCGAAATCCGCCAGTTCTTGCTTCGTCATCAGGGGTGGTGCTCCTTTAAGTGGCGTAATCCCTTATCTGAGTTAGGGTTATATGTCTGTCAGGGATACCGGGTAACAGCTTTGGGCATGAACGGCATGCATGAACAGATGTATCAACTCACAGTCACGTTTGAAACTACCTATCAACCCTAGGATATCTCATGACAATTAATGCCGATCTTCAGCGTCTTGCGCCGGGGGATAAGATTCTATTGTTTGTTGTTGATGGCTCGGCCTTTGGTGGGCCAGAACTGTATTTT